TTTGCAGCAGCTATGTAAATTCTATAAGTAGAGGCACCATTGGCACCACTAGTGCTAGTAAGTGTTGTTTGAGTATATTGTTTAGAATATGTAAATACGGTTGGATCAATACTAGATATAAAAGCATATTTAACATAATATGTAGTATTATCGAGTAAGCTAGGAATAGTTATGGACGCACTAGCCGGCCCACTAAATACTAGTGTAGTATTTCCAGGGGTAAATCCAGAAGTTGTAGAGCACCAGACTTTAATAGCACTAAGATCATTTCTGGGCTTAGTATTATTCCAATCAGTAGGTGTCGACAATTTTAATATTAAGGACCTAGTTCCGGCACTTAATGAGGCTAAAGTATCTGCCATATTAATCCTCGGGATCTTCTTCTACGATTGTTTTTAGGGTAAAACTATTAAGAGTAGTAGTACTACTATAGTTATTACTATTATCTAAAACTCTGCAGCCTATTCTGTATTGAGTACCGGCTTCAGAAATTCTTGGTTGATCAAAAGTGCGTAAATCTATTCTGCTAGCACTACGACTTTGAACAAACTTAATAGTACTCAGACTAGTTCCTAGATCCCAAAAATCTTCAGTAGTGGTTCCAGAACTTTTATATGCTCTGTATTCAAAAGTTTTAAAATCTTGATCATTTTGTACACCGTTATCACTAGGAGTAATTACTAACCAGTAATCATCTAGTTCAACTGTTATAGCTGGAGGAACTAAATTATTAGTTTTCTTTCCTACAACTACTGCAGTAAATGGTGGGCTAGACCAAGGTCCGCGAATAGTGCCTAAATTATTTAAATATCTAGCTCTAAACTTGTAAGGCTGGCCTGATACAAGTCCACGAATTTCAATACCTGCACTTGCAGTTTTATCTACAATTAAGTTTAAGCCCATGCTATCGCTATTTAAACTTTCCGTACCATCAACATATTGAATCTGTAATTTTTGAGCTATTTGACTTAAACCACTAGGGTGCGCTATTGATAACTTTAAGATATTAGTATATACACCAGGCGAACTTAATTCAGCAAGAGCACTATCACTAATAGCCTCTTGAAGTATTGGTACATCAGTAATTGAATTAACAATTACGTCATTATTACTACCCGTAATTCCCGGATCATATACTAGGTTTTGAAAATCTTCAAGATATATTTGTGAGGAGTAGTCTGTTAGGGTTAACACAGCACTAGTATTGCTAGTTGGCTCAATAGATAACACTACTAATTCTTGTGAATCTTTTGCAGTAGTACCTACTTTTTCACCAAGCATATATAAGTTATCCCACTCTAGGCCAGCAGTACTTAAGTTTTCACCAATTACTATAGTATTAGTATATCCGGTTGTATAGCTATTAGCTTTTAAGTCTTTAATTCCTAAACTATAAAAGGTCTTGCTATTGCTTCTAAATCTAATACAGTAATTTTTTGTGGCATCTAAATAAACTTGTTCACTTAGTGTAACGGTAGTAGTAGTATTAGTGGCGTTATACGTAATACCAGTAATTCTACCATTACCAGTGCCCCACTGTGGGATGTCGTGTGATACACGAACTAGGTCACCGCGAGTACATACCAAGTATTCAAAATCAACATTAAGCTTATAAGTTTCTGGACGTAGTTTTAGTTGAGCAAAATGCCATTTAGCTAAATAAGTAGCTTGGGCTTTATTAGTTACGCCACCTAATGATAATTGTTCGTAGATCTTGGCTGTATCACTGGTTACGCCTTCTCTGTAAACAAAAAATTCATCTGGTTGATATGCTTTATCTTCATTATTAATGGTAACTCTAAAAGCATCTGGTATTTTTGGTAGTGCTTTGGTTGATTCAAATCCCCAGCTATTATGCTGAGTAAAATGTTGTGTTACATAGTCTCGTGGTTTATCAATAACTACAGACCATTTACCATTTATCATACTAGGACTAGCTAAACCTGCTGCGCAAATTTCACGCAGCACATCCATAACACTTTGCGTATTTGTAAGCACATTATTATAAGTAAACTTATTTATATTACAAAAATTGTGCCATACTATTAACTGATCTAAATCAATATCACTGTTGCTAACAGCGTACATATTAGCCGGATGTTGTAACACATACCTAAATAAACTAGCAGGATTATTAATAGGTAAATTTGGTGTCCATGTTTTTGTAGTACCACCATTAGTATAAACTACATCATATCCGCGAGTTTGTACTAGCGCATTGATTCCATCTACAGTACCATTTACCTTACCAGTACTCTGCAGTCTAATGGCAGTTCTTGCCAAATAGCATCCAGCTGGATTAGTAATAGGTTTGTTATTATTATATCCAGTTACACTGTATAATATAGATTTATCAAATCTATAAAATCCACCGCTGTTATCAACTAAATCTCCGCCGTAAGCACGGTTATATCTGCGTACTCGTACGCTATAAGTAGCTAATGGCAGATCTCTAATAGTATAAGTATCATTAAAAGCATCTTTTCTTTGGAAAAATTTACTGCCCTGATTGCCAAATACTAATAAGGTTTTGCTACCTGCATTAGGATTATTTTGGCCATCTCTAGTAAGTGTAAATTTTATACCTACTCCAGATGATGTAGCAATATTGCTATTTGTGGCAACTATTCGTATAGTTCTTGCTCCAGCCTCAATTAATACGCTATTATTAAAAACTGTGCCCCAAGAATTTTCATCGTCCAAGGATAGCGCTAAGTTACCGTCAATATAAATTTTGGCAGTATTATCTGAACTGGCATATAGTTTATATACTCCAGTTTCAGCAACTGTCCAAGTTTGTGTAATATCACAAGTATCTGTATATACAGTACCTGTTCCTGCACCCGTTCCAGTAGATACAAATGTAATGCCTACTGTGTTTGCACTAGCACCTAATGCCGTAAAATTAGTTGTACCTACAGTAGCAATTTTATATGTTTTTCCTGCTACAATAGTTGTTGCTGGATAGGAGCACCAACGACCATATTCATTTAAGAAACTACACCAAGTAGTTTCTGTACCAGGATCTGTGATTATATAACTACCGCTAGTAAATTCTTTTGAACTAAATTTTTCTACTTCTGTGGCACTAGTATATTCTACAGCACTATTACTAATATTACCAGGGGTAATAGTAAGTGCTACGGTACCTGCTGTTTGATCTTCTTGATGAGTAAGTTGTAGTCCAGTAACTGTTCCTGATAAGCTACGTTTATCAACACTAGTATACCAAATACTTGTACCAGTACCTACTGCACTATAAAGACATACTTGATATAACTGAATATGATTACTAGGTACTTGTGGAAGTCTGTTATATTGAGCAGAGAGTCCGTCTGTTGTAGTGGCTATTGAATTATACTGTGTACTTGTATAATCATCAGTAATTGTACTACTTGGGTTAGAACTTGAAACTTCTGTAGGAGTGCCACTGTACACATTAATACCACCACCACTCTGTAGTGTAATAATATGCCACTGATAAGTTTGTGTTGTACTATAGCTGGTAACTGCTACACTATTATCAAAAGTAGTAGTAGCTGTAGTAATGGCTTCAGGACGTTGAAGAGTTGCATGCCAGCCAGTAGTACTACTACCATTATTAGTAACAGTAGTAGTCTGATTGTTAGCAAAAGGCACAACATCTGTCCAATTTCCGCCTGCTATTTTATACTGTAATTCAATCCATACAGGGGCACCTGCAATTTCATCAGAACCTTTTATGCTACGTAATCCTTGTGGAAAGGTAAATGCTAAGTCAATACGTGTACATTGATCAGTTAGTGTAACTTCTCTCCAAGGGCCGCCAGTTATTTGATGATTAATAGTGTCTAACCCAGTATATTCTGGATCTGTATATGTAGTATTAGTACTGCTAGCTGCAGGATTATCTGTGGGGTTGTTTACTAAGTCTGCATTAACAATTTGTTGAGTAACGTCTTGGCCATATAACTGATCAAATGCAGTAGTATTTTCACTGGAATAACCATACAGTGTAACTGGCGTAGCTTGGTCACTTTTGCCCTGCAAGTTAACAGTATAAAAACGCTCCATTGGTGTTAAACCAACCTGTATATCACTAATATCTAGTGGGCCAAATCCCCATACCAGTGCCATATTAATAATACTAGTATCCTGTAAGCTTTCAATATAAGGCGTAGCACCATGTACAGCAGCCATACGCACTTTACCAAGCACCACAGGTATGGCGCCAAAACGACTAATCTGATTACTACTACCATTAAACAAGTTTAAACCAACAATACCGGGTTCTTGTTTGGGTTGACGAATAGGAGCAATAGCATTGATCAAGGCCATACCAGCCATGTTAATGCCAATTTGTGCAGCTATAGTCCAGCCTTTAACGGCTGCAGTACTAGCAGCTACACCTTCTGCAGCAGTAGCGTCTGCTAAAAATTTTCCGGCTTCTGGGCCAAATGAAATTGCCGCGTAAATTATTGCAAAAGTTAATAGTAGTCTACCAACTCCACCACCTTGTGGTATAATTCTATAGGCAACAGTTTGACCTGGTAATAATTTAGTAGACTGCCACAATTGTTGTTGTATAGGCATTCCGTCCACAAATACTATAATTTTTTCTAGTAGCCTATTACTTACCTTATACTTTTCTTGAATATATTGTGTAAGTTGATAAATACTTGTACCAACCGGAGCCCAATCAGTAATAATATTTTGTAGTTGTAGTGGGTGTGGCGCACCTACTAGCTGAATTTGACTAGAGTTATATCTGTAAGTTCCTTCGAGCCTACGATTCCAACGAATGCTGCTTAATGACTCAATAACGCTGTCTTGACCGGCACGAGCATGTAGAAACTTGCCTTCACCAATATAAATACCTACGTGAGTAGGTTCACCTAGGATATTAAATACACAGATATCGCCAGACTTAGGTTCCTTGGTGGCGATCCATGATTCTTTGGTATAGTTAACTAGTTCTTTAACTACTATATCAGTGCTACCACTATAACTATCGTTTAAGTCAGGTAGTTCAATGCCTAAATGCTCACGATATACTAAGCAGGCTAAACCCCAGCAATCTATTCCAGCTGTAGTTCTGCCATTGTCTTGATAGGGTAATCCAATATATTTATTATACCACATTAGAATAATCCTGGAAAGTTTTTGGGTGTAAAGTTATAAGCAGGAAAAGGTTCTGTGTTATAGTTAATCATGCCCAAGTTTAGGGTAATACTTTGAGCATTATAGCTTGCGCTGGTAATATAAAAACCTGAAAAAGTAGCTTCTACAGTATCAACGTCATTACTAGTACCGTCTGTAAGTACTAGTTCTAGTAAAATTTTAACAGGGCCAGTTAACTGTTCACGAATAATTTGTATAGCTTCTGGCGTAACAAAATTAAATCTAATGCTACAATTGCTGCTGCCGTCCTCGCCTTCACTGGGTAGTGAGATTTCCATAGGCAAGAATACGTAGTCATTACTACGACTACGTACTCCATAGATAATTTCTGTATCAGTTTCACTAATACGTTTATTAAAATTATCCGCTAAACGTATTACCACGCTTGTGCCATCAAGACCATAAATTGTCAGTAACATAACAACTGCTTGTTCTGTTTCTGATGAGAACATTGCTCTGATAGCTGTTGGGCTTAGTGTACTTAATCTGCTCATGGTAATACTTCAAATACTAAGTCTGTTTGCCAGTAACCTGGCGCTATATAAGTTAACTTATAAAATTCACTATCACTTTGTGGTACTATTCTGACTTCTACTGTGCTGCTAGTACGTGGATGTTTAAAATTAAACCTTCTAGTACCCAAGAGATCATTATTAATAAAATCTTGTAAATCTTGAGCTTGCTGGCTAGTAAGTATAAATTGAACGTTTAGTACACTAGGTCTAGCACCACGTCTACGCATTTTGGCCGGACCTACATCCATGGGGGAACGTAATACGTTTATCCCCACGGATTCAGTAAAGCCCTTTTGTGGCGACTGTGGAAAATTATGAACAGTAGGCCATTGATAACTTGTAGCCATGTTTTATCTCCTAGCAAGTGCTGGTTTATTGCCGTATGTATTAGACATGGATTGTTGAATTGGGCTGCCCTTAGTAGCAATTTGTTGTGCAACCACGTCGCCAACAATAACTTCAATAGTGCGATTGCCACGACTATCAATGGTTTCGTTAGTTTTTGCTGGTTGACCAGTGTGATTGTTAACCACAACATTAACATTGCTAGGTTGTGAGCGCACTCCTAGATTACCGTCACTGTCACGTTTTAGTGGCATAACGGCTTCGGGTCCTGCTTCGCCCATTAATCCAGTACCTTGTGCAAATTTAAATAGTGTAGGACTATTTACTATACTATTAGTAAATGCTGCTCCCATTGCAAATTTATGAAGAGGATATCCTTTATCAAATGCATTTCCTTTGGCACTAAATAAGTCCATAGCTGCTGCATCAGGAGAAGGAGCATTAGCATTAATATTAGTAGGACCAAATCCCATAAATCCCATAATGCTTTTAGCAATTCCACTGGCTCCGCCAAAGCCTTTAAACAACTCTAATTGCTGTTGACGAATTTCATAGCGTAGTAAATCTGTTAAAAAGCTATCAATCATTGATTTAAAACTAAGTTTACCCGTTTTGGCAAACTCTACAAGTGCGTCTTCCATGGCTTTAAAACCATTTTTAACTGCATCAGTATAGGCACCTTCACGACCAAATAGTTCTAGTTGCTCTTTTGATAGATTTTTTGCGGCTTCAGCGGTATCAATATAACCTTGACGTTTTAATTTTAGTGATGCTGCTTCTGCTTGTCGTTGTGCAAGTGCTGAAGGTACTTCTGGTACACCTGAAAATAAATCTTCAGCTGTAGGTCCGCCACCTTGTGCGGCCTTTTCCCTACGTAGATTTTCTTCAGCCATTAAAATTTGAGCATCAATATCTGCTAATTGTTTCTTTAAGTTTAATTCAATAGCAACATCTGCTAAACGAATTTTTTGAGCTTTAGCATCTTGATCTGTGATTTGCAACAGTTCAATTTGACGATCTAGTCTAAATTGTGCTAAGTCATTTTCTCTGGTTAATCTATCAGTACTTATATCTCGCAAAGTTTGTTCGATTAATTGCTGCGCCTGTAATCTACCAATTTCTTCATCGATAGCTTTCATTCTTAAAGTATGAGCATCGGTATATCGTTTACTGTTTTCTACAACTATGCGGGCTCCACGATCAGCTTCCACATTAGCTTTAGCTTCTTCTGCTTCAGTAAGTTTTGCCTGAGCTACAGCAGCTTTAGCCGCATATGCTTGAGGATTTGCAGCATTTTCTTTACTTGCCATTGGACCAAGTTGTCTTACAGCTTCTTGTGCTTCAACTTGTAATTTTCTAGCAGCAGCTAATCTTTGCTCTTCTTTTTCAAAAGCCAACCTACTTTGAATTGCTCGTATATCTTGATCAATTTGAATTCTACTCTTTTCAGCTTGTAATCCAGTTCCTAGAATATAAGCTTTTGAAGCTTCGGCTAATTCGCCCTTTAATCTAACTTCTTGTTCTAAATCTCTAATTGTTTTTGCACGTTGGGCATTTACTGTTGCAATTCCTTGAGCTTCTTGTTGCTGAAGAGCTTTAACATCTTTTGCTGTAGTTTGTTTTTGAATTTGTGATAATATTGAAGCTTCATCTTTGGCCCCTGCAGGTCCCTTTACTGTTTTAGCGGCTTGTAAAGCTACATTTAATTTTGCCAAAGTTTCATCAAATTTAAGTAATTCTTGCTGATCTTTTAATCTACCTAATATTAATTGAACGCTATCTTTAAATGTATCTGCTTCTGGTCCAGTAGCTAAGGCGCTTAATGATTGATTTATAGTATCATATGTATCTTGTAATGATTTTATTTTATCTTCAATTACTAGCACAGCTTGATCGGCATCTTTTTTCATGTCCACATCAAGGCGTCTATTTTCAGCTTCTTGTGCCTTTTTCTTCTTTTCTTGATATATACTAAATAAGCCAGATAATTTACCAGTCATACTGGCACCTTCCGGGCTTTTCATTAGTGCTGCTACACCAGATGCTCCGCCTTCCATAGCTTTAAGTATAAGGCTATTAGCAGACATAGATTTAGTAAGTTCAGTATCTCTAGCTTGTAATTTCTTTATATTTTCTGTATCACCATCCATCATGGTATTCAGCTTTGCTTGAATTTCATTTTTTTCAAGCTGTGCTGTTAGTTGAGCCATTTGAAGAGTACTTTTTTCTTGGGCAATAACTAAATCAGATTGTATATTAAACAACTTTTGTTCAATGCTAATAGATTCTTTTTCTAAGTCTGCGCGTCTTTCAATAGCTTCTTTAGTTTTTACTTCTGGAACAAAACTAACAATTAGTTTTTCTTTGTCTATTGCCAGCTTTCTAAGTTCTAAGTTACTTTTTTGAAAGAACAGTTTAACGGCTAGTTCTGCACTATCGGCAACATTTTTAGCTAAATTAGCCGTAACAGATTTTAACTTATCCTCTACATCTTTTAGTCCTGCTTTAGCCTCACTTAATGTTTTAGTATAATCAGGTGTAGCTGCTTCTTCTAATCTATTTGCTTGAAAATTAGATGGTCCAATAGGTCTTACGGCAAGTGATTGTACTGAACGACTTTTACTAGTTTCCTCAATTTTTTTAGTAATATCGTATATCTGTGTACGATATTCATTGGCTTTAGTAGTTAATTTATTAAACTCAATAGTATTTTCTGCGACACTTTTAGCTACAGCTGGGTCTAATGGCTTTAACTCTGAAAGCCTACTTAAAAAATCTGCAGCACCTGCTTGAGTATAAATATTATCACTACTAAGAGCAGTTTGTAAACTATTAGCTTGTTTTAAGTTATTAGTTAAAAACTCAGTTAATGGAGATTTATCTTTAACACTATTAGCCAAAGTAGAGAAAGATTTTGCAGTTGCTTCTGAATCTTCTTTTAATTGTTTTAAAACATTACTGGATTGAGCCCAGATTTTATTAGTCTCTTTGGTTGCCTCTGTAACGCGATCAAATGTTTGATCAAACTCTGCGTCTTTTAGGTTATCTAAAGCGGATTCGATATTTTTCGCAGTAAATGGTAATTTACTGTCTATTACTATCATAGACTTATATTTATTTCTTAGAGCATCTCTAGCTTCACCAACAGGTGCTAAATTAATTGCATCTATAATTGACTTTGATAATCTTTTACCAGCAGTTTCACGTATACTATCTACAAAAGGAGTAACATCTTTTACGCTATCCCAAAATTTATTCCAAGTACTGCTTTCTTGTACTGCTTGTTTAAAGTCTGCATTAGTTTTTTCTAAGGCTTCTGATAGTCCTTGTAGACTATTTGTATAGGCAATTATAGATTCATAGGTTAGTGTATCTTTGAATTTTTGAGCCACTAATTCCGTATTTTTAATAGACTCGTCTAATTCATCAACTGATTGTTTAAATTTACTTATTGCTTTTTCATTAGTACTAAATACACTATCTAAAATTCCAAAAGTAACAATTGCAATTTCAAGATAGAAGAAAGCTTTACTTAAACTTTGAGCAAAGATTTCTACTCCACGAACTACAGCTGAAAAAGTACCTAGTGCAATAGTTTTAAACTTATCAAGTTTACCCAAATCTCTGGTAGCCATGGTGGTATTATATAACTCACCAATTCCACCTATAACTCCCAGCCTATCTACATTTTCGCCAACTTTTGCTCTGATTTCTAAGGAGGCCGCTTTGGACCTTGCATCACTAGCTATTTGCTCGCGCTGCCATAATTCCGAACCAACTCTAGCACGTTTTTGAAGTCCTTCTTGGCTTTTTTCTTCTAGAGCTTCAAGTTCTTTTGCTAAAGCAACGCGTCTAGCATCTGCTGCTAAAACGTCTTTAGATGCTTCAGCATAATCTTTCATATGCGCTGCACCGGTAGCAGTAAATCTAGAAATATCGGCTTCTAATTTTGCGCGAGTATTAGTACTAAGTTCTGCCTCAGTAGTAGCTTGTTTAAAAGCTGCACCTTTTAATTCAGCAGGTGTAGATTTTGCCAATTTATCTTGAGCTATTTTTAAGTCTGCTGTGGCTTTAATAACTTTATCTCTTAAAACCGGTAAACCTAAATCTGTTTCACTTTTAAAAGCAAATGCTTCTTGAAAAGCTAGATTAATTTTTTCAGATTCTTCTCTGGCAGCAATAGCAGTGGCCTGTAGCTTTTCTCGCCATTGACCTAATACTGGCAGTGCATCTTTGGTTAACTTTAGGGTAAATGCAGCAATGGCAGCACCAATTAATGTGCTGTTATCTGCAAATAATTTTGCAATGGGTAAAATAGCAGTATTAACTACACTAAGAATTCCTTGAGCCACATTTTTTAATTGCGCTAATAATTTATCGTATACATTACTTTCTTGTGCTATATCAGCAAATTTATCTTTACCTTCTTTAAGCACAGCATTAGCAAATGCTTGACGCCTTTCAAAGTCAGTTAATTGTGCTTCAGATTTACCAATACTACGAGCATAATCTTCAGTAGATTTACCTAACTTAGTAAATAATCCCAATTCGTCTAATAATTCAGGCTCTAGTTTAGTAATACCGCGGGATAGCCTACTAATAGCATCACTCATATTTAGACCTAATGCTTGTGAAGCACCTTTAGCAACTATACCTAAATCTGTAAATTGTTGTTTATTTAATCCGGCAGAAACTGCTTTACCAGTAGCTTCCATAGCTTCACGAAAGCTAATAGCACCATCAGTAACAGCTACAAGTTGTTTAGCCATGCCACCCAAAGCAGTACCAGTGCGTGCACCCAATAAATCTAAGCTACGAGACATAACGTCTGTTTGCATAGCATCGCGCAGCGCACCAAATGCAGCACTAACTGCATAAATATTAGCAGCATAAGTAGCGTATAGGCGAACTAATCCACCAAGTCCCTCGGATTCTTTAGCAAAATCTCTAGCACTAGCTCCTGTTACACCAGCAGCACCACGTGCCTGTCCATACTCGCGTACTGAGGAGGCGCTGGGTCCCATAGTCTTTTTAAGTAAGCTTTCGGAACGCTCAAGTTCCTTGTTATACGCACGACCTTCATCGGTACGCTTACGCATAGTGCCGCGTGTATCTTCAACACTTAAATCAATTTTAACAGTTTGATCTGCCATGGCATCTCCAGGTAATCTATAGCTACTATTAAATTAGTTGCATATTTTTATGTATACCAATTATATCATATAGGCATATAGGTGTCAATACAAAAATTTTTAAACAACATAAAAAAACCCGCTTAACTGTTGGGCTAAGCGGGTTTTTTGTTATCACGTTTTGCATTAATTATTTCTTGTCTGATAGCATCAATTTTATGTATAATCATTAAAATGATTTTATAATCTTGTGGATCAGTTTCGCATACTGCTAATATTTCTTGAATTCCTACTAAAGATTTACCCAAATAGATTCCATTCATACCTTCCCATTCATCACGCAACATTCTATATACAATAAAAGCCTGCTGCACATCATAAGGAAAGTCAGTAAATTCTACAGGTATTTCTTCTTCAATAGGTTCAGTTCCTAATTGTTCACACATTTCAAAATACGTTTCTTTAGTCATACTAACGTCAGTATTTTGAAAATAATTTCTAAGCAGCCTGTTTACTTCTGCAAGCTGCTCGTCGAAAAATTTGCCAGATCGCTTACCTGTTCACTAATAAATGCATCAAAATTGCTTGAATTTTTCATCAAATACAGTGCATTTTCGTTTGTAAACTCTAAGTTATCTTCTGGGTCTTGACCAGTTAAGTCCACAGGCGCTAATTGCTCCAGATATTTAAGTTTAAATCCAGACCAACCTTTAACCGCGCTTTGAACATAAAGTTCTAAGAATAATTCATCATTAAAATCTTCTTGTGGTTGACGATTTTTAAAAGTAGTTTTAGTAGATTTTTTGCGGATATTAAGCAGTGTTTCCCTGGACAAGAAACTAAGTTGAAGAGTAAAGCCCGGCATACCAGGATATTCTACTTCTACTGATTTAGAGGGAACTAGGAGGGTTTTAAGAGAAAGTGTAGACATACTCACCTTGAGTTAGGGCAGAGGCTGGAGTGTTCCAGCCTCTGTGTTTAAGTTATTTAGTTTGCTGTAGCTGTTGATTCTGCTGCGTAATATGTAATAGTAGCTTCGTTAGTTTTCTCAATGTCAAAGGCACTGCCTGTGTAACCTTGAGCAGTAAAGCCAATTGTTGTACTAATAACTTGTTCAGTAGCAATAGTTGGGAAGCTAGGCATAATTGCTGGCAGATCAATATCAACTCGAGTAGCTGCTGTTGCACTACCACCAATACTAATCTTCATAGAGTACACTGGGCTTGTATTAGCCGAATCTGCAAACATAGCTGTTAACAAATCAGCTGTATAAAATGGCGTACTACCAGTACCTGTACGTAAGTAAGCATTGATAGAACCACTAATTGCACGTGTACCTGTAAAATAGGTAATTGGAGTATTAACCACACCTAAGTTAGCTGGTGTTAAGTAGGTAACATTATTTGCAAATGTAAGGCTACCACCAGTAATAGGAATAGTATAGCTTGTGCCGCTACCAGTACCAACTTCTTTATCAAACACCACTGTACTCAGTTTATTAGCCAAGTAAGGAGCTGCAGTATGCTTATAAGCCGCAACACCAGCAGTATTTGTAATGGCAGCACCAGTAAGTGGATTAGTCCAAGTACCGCCAGTAATTGGTTGTGTTTGTAAACCACCTGCAGTACCAGTAACTGTGCCCAGTGTAACTTTTGTTGCTAAACGGCGCAGTCCCGAGCCTTTACCAGTCCAAGCAATACTAGCAATTGCATCCAGACCAAAATCAATTACTGCTTGATCCATAACACAGTTGTCGATAACAAATGTGGCGTCATCAAGACAAATAACTAAGCCAAAAGGCTGAAGTTGGTGTTTATTGGAATTTGTAGTAACACAAGTTGCAGAACCTGCAGCAGCAGTCCATGCAGGTGCTGTTCCAGCAATAGGATCATAACCAAACATTGCATTCCACAGTGCACCTTCTTCAGCATCCACTGTACCGCCAGCATCGCGTGGACGCATATAGGTAGTAAAGCTAAAATCAACTGGGTTAAGTGCTGTGTTGTAGTTGCGCTGACCACGGTTAGGAGTATCACCAGCTTCACTAAGTGTAACAGTTTCTGTTGCAGTAGTTTGACTAAAACTAAAACCTGCTAAAACTTGAATTTCGCGCGTGTTAGTAGTAGTAAATGCAGCAGTTGCACCACCATTTGTACTGTGAACATAACCATACGTATCTACGTTTGTAGTAAAGAATACTCTACTACTACGAATTAAATTAAATGCCATTTTATTTCCTTTTTGTTAATGCCCAAAATGCATAAACTAGACATTTATCTGTTTTTAGCACTTATCAGCATGGTTGCTTACAGAATCT